GAATTAGCTTATGATAAATTAGGTGTTGATTTACCAAGTAATATAGAAAAGCTTGGAAGTAAAGCACCATTACAAATAGCTGAAAAAGATTTATCAATGTTAAAAAGTTTATTTTCAAAATTTAAAGTAAGATAATATGAAACCAAGCGTACAAAAGATAATTACTAAACTGACTAAAGACAAAGAACTTGAAAAGGTTGAGTTAAGTACATTTTCAGATTTTGAATCAGCTTTTGATAAAGCTAATGATGGTTCTGAAAAAATAGGTTTAGATTTAATCGACCAATTAAGAAAAGCAGAGGTAAAGTATGATAAAAATATTTCTAATTGGAAAAGTGCATTAAAGTTTGGAAACAAAATAGAAGAAGCGTATAAAGAGTTAGGTGTAGATGTACCTACCTTTACTAAAAATCAAATTGCAAGTTGCAAGGCTATGATTAAAGAAGAACAACGTTATATATCTGCAATCAAAGGAATGTACGGAAAATTTTAAAAACACAACAAATAAAATATTAATTTATTGATATATATATGAAAGCAACAGATATGTTAAACAAAGTAAAAGAACTTGTTGGGGTGGAAGCATCCGAAGAAGTAAAATTGGCACAAGCTACTTTGGAAAACGGTACTGTTATAGAAAGTGAAGATTTCGCAGTAGGTAGTGAGGTTTTTATTGTAACAGACGATGAAAAGGTAGCATTACCTGTAGGCGATTACACTTTAGAGGATGGGGAACAACTAAAAGTAGAAGAAGAAGGCATTATTGCATCAATAGGTGCAGCCGAAGAACCTACTGAAGAACCAGCCGAAGAAGAAGTAGAAGCCGCAGAAGAAGAAATGGCTTATGCAACTAAAGAAGAACTTGCAGAGGTCAAATCTATGATTGAGAACATCAAAGCGATGATTGAAAAGAAAGATGAAATGTCAGAAGAAGTAAAAGAAGAAGAAACTGACAAAGAAGAACTTTCTAAGGTGGAAGAAGTTGAGGAAAAAGTAGAACTTGAAAAAGTAACACACAATCCTGAAGCTGAAGCACAAAAGGAGATAAAACTTTTTGGACAGAAAAGACAACCTACAACTATGGACAGAGTCTTTTCAAGAATATCGAATATTAAAAATAAATAAATTTAAAAAAAATGCCAACAACAACAACACAAAACGCAAGTGTAGCTTACAACGGAGAGTTCGCAGGGGAGTATATTTCTGCCAGTTTGCTTTCTGCACCTACACTCGAAAAAGGTGGTATTACCATCAAGCCTAACGTAAAGTTTCAACACGTTATTAAAACAGTAAGCACCGATGACATCGTAAAAGATGCAAGTTGTGATTTTACTGCTACATCTACAATTACTTTGGATGAAAGAACACTTACACCTGAATTTCAGCAAGTGAATTTGCAACTATGTAAATCAGATTTTCAAGATGACTGGGAAGCTATTTCAATGGGATATTCTGCCCACGATAGCCTACCTTCTTCTTTCTCTGATTTCTTGATTGCACACGTTGCTGCTAAAGTAGCACAAAGAACTGAAACCTCTATTTGGACAGGTTCTACTGCTACAAGTGGACAGTTTGATGGAATTTCTACTAAAATCGCTTTAGATGCTAACTTGCCTACTGCAAACGAAATTGCTGGTACTACAGTTACTGCAGCTAACGTAATTGACGAACTTGGTTCTATCGTTGATGCTATTCCTTCTACCATTTATGGAAAAGAAGATTTGAATATCTATGTATCACAAAACATTGCAAGAGCCTATGTAAGAGCATTGGGCGGTTTTGGTTCTATCGCTTCTAACGCAGGTGCAAATGGTGTAGATAATAAAGGTACACTATGGTATGGAATGGGACAAGACTTAGCTATCGATGGTGTAAAACTATTTGTTGCTAACGGTCTTGCTGATAACACCGCTATTGCAGCTGAAAAATCTAACCTTTACTTTGGTACAGGACTACTTTCTGACCACAACGAAGTAAAAGTATTGGATATGGCTGACCTTGATGGTTCTCAAAACGTAAGAGTTATTATGAGATTTACCGCAGGGGTTGAGTATGGAATTGTTGATGACATCGTAACTTACGGTATCGCTAACTCTGCCAACTAAGAACTAATTAACTAACAATAAGGGGTAGGTGGTTTTATATCTGCCTACCCTTTTTTAATATAAAAAATATGGCTTGTAATTTAACAAAGGGCAGAAAAGAACCTTGCAAGGATGTAGTTGGCGGTATCAAGGCGGTCTATTTTATAGACTACGGAGATATTTCAATTACATACGATTCTACCAATACAGATGTGATAGATGACTTAGGTGCGGTTACTGCTTACGAATACGAACTAAAAGGAAATAGTAGTTTCGAGCAAACTATTACTTCTTCAAGAGAGAACGGTACGACTTTCTTTGACCAAACTCTAAATATTACACTTAAAAAGTTAAGTTTAGAGGATAACAAAGAATTGAAACTATTAGCGTATGGCAGACCACACGTTGTAGTAGCTGATTATAATGGTAATGCCTTTTTGATGGGCGCAGAACACGGTGCAGAGGTAAACGGAGGTACTATCGTTACTGGCGCTGCTATGGGTGATTTAAGTGGATATACACTAACCCTATCCGCACAAGAGCAACTTCCTGCAAACTTCTTAGAGGGTGCAACGGAAGCTGACCCATTTGCAGGACTTACTTCTACTGTAACAGTAACAGAAGGAACTAACTCTTAATAGTTAGGAATGTTTAGAATTAAGGGGTGGCATTAGCTGCCCTTTTTTTTGCTTTATAAATAACAAAATTTAAGTTTTTTTATTGTATATATATGATAGTTTTACAAGAAAGTGCATCTGCACAAAACTTAGATTTTATACCAAGAAGTTTTACAAGCGGTAACACCTATAACGTTACCATAGTAAACGAACAAACCAATACAGAGGTTTATAATCAAGACGTAGATACTATAACAGAAAATTTGTACTACAATAGGCTTAATGCTATCTTTGATGTAAAGCAAGATAATTTTTATATGGTTACTGTTAAATCAGGAAGCAATGTAATATTTAAAGATAAAGTATTCTGCACCAATCAGGCTATTACAGACTTTACAATAAACGATAGCCAATATACAGAGCAGGAAACAACAAATGAATTTATATTCTTATAATGGAAAACGTACACATAGTTAGTTTATCATCTTACAACCGACCCCAAATAAAGGAGGACAAGAAAAGGGATTGGGTAGAGTATGGAGATGACAACGATTTTTATACTTACCTAATAGACCTTTTTATAGAATCGACTACCAACAACGCTATTATAAACGGTGTTAGTCAGATGATATACGGTAAGGGGTTAGATGCTTTAGATAGTAGCACTAAAACAGATGAATACGCAGCACTTAGGTCTATCTTTCACGATTCGTGCCTTAGAAAGGTAAGTTTTGACCTTAAACTATTAGGAGAGGCAAGTTTTCAGGTATTGTACAATGACAAACAAGTAGCAAGAGCCGAACACTTCCCGAGACAAACACTAAGAGCAGAAAAGTGCAATGATGAAGGACAAATAGAAGCATATTACTATTTCCACGACTGGTCTAAAATAAAACCAAACGATAAACCTAAAAGAATTGCAGCCTTTGGATTTGGTAACGGTACAGAACCTGAAATAAAAATAATTAAAAGATACTTATCAGGATACGATTACTACTGCCCACCTGACTATATGGGAGGCATAGCTTATGCTGAACTTGAAAGCGAAGTGTCAGACTTCCTAATTAATGACGTACAAAACGGTTTTAGTGGAACTAAGGTAGTAAACTTCAACAATGGAATACCTGACAGGGAGCAACAACTACAGGTTAAGTCTGATGTAATGCGTAAACTTACAGGTGCAAGAGGCGAAAAAGTAATTATAGCCTTTAATAACAACGCAGAAAGCAAAACTACTATAGACGATGTACCGCTTACTGATGCACCACAACACTATGAATACCTATCTACGGAAAGTGTAAACAAGTTAATGGTAGCGCATAGAATTACTTCCCCTTTGCTTTTAGGTATTAGAGATGGTAGTAATGGACTTGGTAACAATGCAGACGAAATAAAAACTGCTTCCTTGTTATTTCACAACACAACTATAAAACCTTACCAAGATTTAATAATTGAGGCTATAGAAGATATATTATCGGTAAATGGTATTAGCCTTAAATTGTATTTTAAGACCCTACAACCGCTTGAATTTATCGAAACCGACAATGCCATCACTAACGAAGCAAGAGAGGAAGAAACAGGCATTAAAATGGCTAAGGAAGAACCTACGTTTGACGATGACAAGATGTTTGACCTATTAGACCAATTTGGAGAGGATGAAAACCTTGAAGAATGGGATTTAGTAGACGAAAGGGAGGTAGACTATGACCAAGAAGAAACATTGGATAAAATGATAGGTTTGGCAAGTACAGGAAGCGCAAGACCAAAAGCAGGAAGCGACCAAGATGGAGAAAACAAAGAGGGCGTACAATTTAAAGTAAGATACCAATACGCACCATTAAAAGTATCTGCAAATAGTAGGGAGTTTTGCAAGAAAATGGTAGCTGCTAAAAAGATATACCGTAAAGAAGATATAATGCAAATGAGCCAATTAGCAGTAAATGCTGGATGGGGTTTAAATGGTGCTGCTACTTATGACATTTGGCTTTATAAAGGCGGAGGAGGTTGTCATCATTTTTGGATGCGTAAGACATATATGGCAAAAGCGGAAGGTGTTAAGCCTGATGTTGGAAACCCAAACGCAGAGGTAAGTGTAAACCAAGCAAAGAAAGAAGGTTTTAAACCTGAAACAAACGACAAGAAAGTGGCTATGCGACCAAAGGATATGCCTAATCAAGGATTTGTAAACAAATAAGAAATGGCAGAAGGATTATTTATAACAAGAAAAGATTTAGTTAAGTTTACTTCTGTAAATGGCAACGTAGATAGTGATAAGTTTTTGCAGTATATAAAGATTGCGCAAGACATACATATAAAAAACTACTTAGGCACAGACCTATTTAACAAATTACAAGAAGATATAGAAGCCAGTACACTTACAGGAGATTACTTAACGCTTGTAACGGACTATGTAAAACCTATGCTTGTACATTGGGCAATGGTAGAGTATTTGCCTTTTGCTGCATATTCTATTGCAAATAAAGGGGTGTTTAAACATAGTAGTGAAAACGCTTCAAATGTTGAAAAGGAAGAAATAGATTTTTTAATAGAAAAAGAAAGAAACATAGCGCAGTATTATACTGATAGATTTATAGATTATATGTCTTTTAATGCAAGTGGTACTTTTCCTGAATACTACACTAATAGCAACGATGACGTATATCCTGATAAGAACGCAAATTTCGAAGGATGGGTTTTGTAAGAAACGACTATAAACCAAAAGAGAAAAACGTAGAAAGGCTTAAAAGCTATTTACAAAAGACATATATAACAAAAACCAAAAAAAAGTATTGATAATATATGGCTAACACAATAAACTGGGGAAAGATATATTGTTCAACTTGGTGGGGAGATACCGCTAATACAACAGATGCAATTCCTACTTATTCTGCACCGACTTGTTGGGTAGAAGATGTATTAGAAATATCAGTAGATAGCACACTATTTAGAGTAGATAGCACATTAATAACAGCAGACCAAACTATAATATAAAAATATGGCACGAATTAACATTGGAGTAGGTTCAGCACCTAATGACGGAAATGGGGATACACTAAGAGATGCTTTTGTATCTGTAAACACTATGACTGCGGACATTTATGGCAATAGTGGTACAGGGGATAGCCTTAGAGGTTCTTCAGCACTTAGTCCATCGGCTAACTTAGATGTAGATTTTGACACCGCACAAGTATTTACAATGACATCAAGCATAGCAGTAGATTTAAATTTTACAAACGCATCAATAGGCGATGTAAAGGATATTATTGTAACGGATTCAGGAGGTACGTCATCTTTGACATTTGATACCGCCACAAACACAATTACAACCATAGCAGGAGAATATAGTGCTACTTCAGGTGCAGTAAACTTTATACAGGTAGTTTGCACCGCAGCTAACACATTTTTCCTATCAATTTCACAAAGCGTATAAATATGAAAGCATTAGTAGAAAACGGTAGAATAGTAACTACATACAAAACTTTACCTAACAAACTAAAGATAGGGGATAAGTATATAGCAGGAGGTGCAAAAAACCTATCAGATGAAGAACTAAAAGACTTAGGTATTTATGACGTAGTAAAGCCAAGCTTTGACAAACAAATCCAAACAAAAGGTGGTTTATATTTTGATGCAGATAATGAAATAGTAACTTATGACGTTACCAATATCGACTTTAATCAAGAGGTGGATATTGTCGATGAAGATGGCGAACCAACAGGCGAAACAGAAAAAAGATACAAAATAGCCGACATCAAAGCAAGTAAGATTGCAGAGATTAAGTCTAAGGCAGGTAAAATGTTAGAGCCTACCGATTGGCAAGTTATAAGAAAAGTAGAGAGGGATATTGATATTGATACAGACGTTGCAACAGAAAGAGCAGGTATCTTGGCAGAAGCCGACAGGTTAGAAGCAGAAGTAAACGCTAAGAAGTCTTACAAGACTGTGTTGCAATACAAAGTACAGTTTTTCCCATCTGACGAAATAGAATAATATGGCTTTAGGCAAAAGATTAATTAATACAGGTGCAGAAGCAGCTTGTCTAACTGAAACAACTGACATTTTTGGCGATTCAAGTGGAGTTGCTTTGTATTCTTTGGATTATGATGCAAGTGATGAAAGTGGTGATTACGATGGCACACCTACTGATGTTGAGTTTGGAGTAGGCGGTCAAATAAATTATGGTGCAAGGTTTAATGGAAGTAGTAGTTATATAGATGCAGGAAATATAAATTTAGGAACAAGTAATGTAAGTGTTTCTTTATGGGTTTATCCTAATTCTTCACAAGTTGCCTATGCTAATATTATAGATTATGACCACAGTTCAGCAGGAGGTTGGACTATTCAGCAGGATAATACAAGCACAAATTCCTATAAAGTTAGTGTTAAGGATGGAAGTTCTTTTAATAT